CAGGATTTGTTGACGCAGTTAGTGCGGCTAGTATTCCAAATGTCAGTGCAGCATTAGGTTTAGATGGTTCTATGACACTGACACATGCATTAGGTGGTGATATGTATCTGACAGACGGTGCAGGAACGCCATTGGCCAACGTTGGTATAGATGTTGGTGCTACTTATGTAAGCCAGGTATTCAATGATGCTGGTTCAGCAATCAGTAACGTGTTAATTGCTTCTAATTGGGGGCCAATCGACCGTGAAAATTTCACAGTAAGTAGTACACAAGTTTTTGCAGATCCAGCAGAAGATGCATATTGGTACTATAATACTCCAACTCGTGCAGATATCATGATTGGTAACGGTAGTGCATGGTTAGGATACGGCAACGAAACCAGCGACATTCGTGGTTACAATTTAGCTAATACCGATCCAGCTGGGCCTATTTTTAGTACAACCGCACCGACCTTACAATCTGACGGAACAGCATTGGTATACGGTGATCTGTGGATTGATTCTAGTGATTTAGAAAATTATCCAGCACTTTATAGATGGCAGAGTGTAAATGCAGTGGACCAATGGGTAGCGATTGATACATCAGACAATACAGGTCAAAATGGTATCGTGTTCGCAGATGCACGCTGGGCAACCAGTGGAACTACTGATGTAATATCAGATGCCATTCCTACTATTCGTGCATTAAAACTAAGCAACTATGTTGATTTGGATAAACCAGATCCTGCATTATATCCACGTGGCATGTTGTTGTTTAACACAAGAGCAAGCGGATATAACGTAAAACAATTCAAAACAAGTTATTTTACAGCAACAGCTTATCCAGGAGAAAGTATTCCAACAGAAACAAGTGCTTGGGTATCAGTAAGTGGATATAATACATCCGGAGCAGTTCCGAACTTTGGCCGTAAAGCACAACGCGGTGTAGTAGTTAGTGCAATGCGTAGCGCAATTGACAGTAGTACTTCGTTACGTGAAGATGCTAATATATTCAATCTTATCGCTTGCCCCGGCTACCCAGAATTAATGCCTAACATGGTAACACTAAATGAAGACCGTGACAATACAGCATTCATTATCGGTGATACACCAATGCGTTTAGCGGCAACAGGTACAGCAATTCAAGCCTGGGCTAATAATACAAATGGCGCATCTGCGACAGGTGAAGAGGGATTGAATACTAGTAGTCCGTACTTGGCTGTTTATTATCCAAGCGGATTAACAAATGATCTGTCAGGTAATCAAGTAGCAGTACCTCCAAGTCACGCCGCTCTAAGAACATTCATCAAGAGCGACAATGTGAGCTATCCATGGTTAGCACCAGCTGGTACACGTAGAGGTTTAATCGATAACCTAAGTGCAATTGGTTACGTCGATAGTACCAGTGGGTCATTTATTAGTATAGGTGTAACTCAAGGTCTTCGTGATGTAATGTATAACAACAAGATCAATCCATTGACTAGCTTACCAGGAACTGGTTTAGTTGTTTATGGACAGAAAACACTAGCAACAGATCCAAGCAGTTTAGATCGAGTTAACGTAGCGAGATTGGTAAACTTCTTAAGAAATCAATTGAATACTATTGCTCGTCCGTTCGTATTTGAACCAAACGATCCGATCACACGCAATGGTTTGTTATCGGTAGTCAATAGTTTATTGAACGATTTGATTGCTAAACGTGGTATTACAGACTATCTATCAGTGTGTGATACAACTAACAATACACCAGAACGTATTGCTAGAAATGAACTTTATGTAGACATAGCAATTCAACCTACCAAGGCTGTTGAGTTTATCTACATACCGATTAGATTGAAGAATCCAGGAGAGATCCAAGACGGCAATTTAGCATCGGCGACAAACCCAGGAACAGGAGCATAATAGCATGGCAGTCTCATCATTAACAAGATTCACAGTACCATTAGGAGGCAATCAGAGTGCAAGCACTCAAGGTCTCTTGATGCCAAAACTCAAGTTTCGCTTTAGAGTGAGCTTTGATAACTTTGGTGTAAGTACTCCCAAGACCGAACTAACTAAGCAGGTAATGAGTTTCGCTCGTCCTCAAGTTACGTTCGACCCAGTAGAGATTCCAGTCTATAACAGTCGTGTATATCTTGCTGGACGCCCAACATGGCAAGCAGTAACTACAACACTACGTGACGATGCAGGCGGAAACGTCAGTCGTTTAGTAGGCGAACAGTTACAGAAACAATACGACTTCATGGAACAAGCAAGTGCA